GAAATTCCTATAAACGGTATATTTAATTTTTTTAATTTACCACCACAAATTTCGCAGGTATCTATCTTGTTCTTTGAATAAAACAGTGATTTACAATCTCTACAAATATAATTTGGAGTATTTTTAATATGGTTCTTAACCCAATCTACTGCAGATTTCTTGGTCCATAGTTCCTTATCGAATGCCACTGAAAATATAGATTCCTTCTCTCCATCACAAGACACAAGTAATTTAATACCAAGAGTATTATCATATGTAGTCCATCTTGGAATGTTCAAATCATTGGAGTCTCTAATATCTATAATATAATAGTCCATCATTTTATCTTGGCATCTTTACATGCTGTAAATTCTGTTGGTACTATTGACACTCCATAAAATTCTATATACTCTACTCTCGGCATATCTAATTTAAAATCCCATACATCTTGTGTTCCTATTTCCACTGAGAGTCCATTTATAGTATTATTATCTATTAAAGCAACTATATCTTTAGCTATGGACGTATCAAGATTTATATATAAATCACCTACAACGGCGTTCTTTTGTTCATCCCAGTGTTGGTTTTTTATCTCACCAATTCTATATAGTACATTCCTGTAGTCATGATTTATATCAATGTAATTTGTAATGACATTGCCAGCATATTTCTTCAGTACTTCCTTTGGATAGTAATTATACATGTTGGATGTTGAATCGGCCCACGTGCCAGGTGTGAGTAATACAGCATTTTTATAAATTCTCTGCTTGGATTTATTTATAATATTGGGGAAGGATGGATTATGAACGGTAATTGGTATATTTTGTTTTAATTTTGGTGCATATCCACTATTTATTATATCTTTAGTAATATAATTATCCATTTTCTTGTTTATTGACATTCAATTTAACATCGTCTCCATCTGGCAGTGGTGGTAAATCAAATTTATCTCTAATTTCATTAATTGTGAGTGGCATTTTATCTGAATTGCGATATGCTGCAAGCAGACTTGATATCCAGCGTGCTTTGAGAACTTCATCTTTATCAGTAATTGGTCTAAACTTGATATGAACCTTAGTATCTGGGAATTTATTTTTCAGGAGATGTGAAAATATCTGTTCTTCTATTATAGAAGAAAGTTTGCGTTGTAGTGAATAAATAAATCTCTCAAACATCACTATTTTGGTAGAACTTGTAGCTTCTGTAACATTCTTTCCTAGACCGAGAGCTTCTTCAGGAACAAGAAATGAAGAAGTAAGCATCTGAGTAAAATATGAGAAATAATCTTCCACTCTCTCAATTCCTTTTGTATCTATGGTTTCTATTTTATAAGTATCAGGAAGAATAATTTCATTTTTAGCATTAAGGTCCTTGAGTTTTGTTTTAATCTTATTTATTTCTTCAGTTGTGGGTACAGGAGTTTCTCCATCTTTAACGCCAAGAAGATATATCACCATTTTAGGATGTCCGTGTCTAACCATTGCTTCGGCCGTTCCTTCATCAACTTTAGCCTTTCTAATTATGGTATCAAATGCTGGTTCAATTATAGACATTCCATATGGTGAATCAGGTCTCTCAAAGAATTTTACATGAAATATTTGTTCTGGTTTTAGTATTGGACCATATTCTTTACCATCAATAACCTGCACAATTCCTTTAATAATTCCTTTATTATCAACCTTAAATTCAAATGTAGTTGGGTCTCTCGCGTAATTCGCTACTAACTCACCATTCTTAAAAACATTTTCCCCAATTCCATCACCGAATATCAATGCATCTCTAACAGTTCTAAAGATTTTATCCTCTATTAAATTTGTATCAATACAATATTTTTCTACATATTCCTTTGCCTGCTCGTTATCTGATTCTAGTCTCCAGCCTGGCATGACCACATTTGTGGCAATGGTAGTGATTGCAGCAAATACAGTGCCATCCTGAGAATACATATTCCAATATTTTTTAAGATTCTCTCTGGTTCTTCTACGCTTTTCAAAATATGATGACTTGTAGGTTTCGGAAGCTGAAACTACTGTCGATGGTGCAGGCTTTCCAACATCAGATGTAAGCAGTGTTAATTCTATATCATTAGAACGCTCCAAGATTCTACTAAATATTCGGTTCATATTATCTTTTTATTTTACATTATTTAAATAATTTAATTTCAATTTCGGAAACAATTCTCTTTTTATTTAACTCTTTATCATCATATTCTCTGTCGAAAATCTTAATCTCATAATTTAAATCAAGTTTCCGTATGAGTTTTCTAGCTATATTAATGCTCTTTCCTATATATGTTTTCCCTCTGGCTAGTATTTTTATTTCATCGTCTCTGCTTAAATCAAATATTGCAGCTGAAACATATTTTTCTTCATCCTTATTTCCTATGTATATTTCCTTCATATTAATTCTAGATTTGTAGTGTTTACCTTTGAACTTACATTACCAGCCCAAATTGCATCGGCTACATCACTCCAAGTTGAATTAAACCTCTTGGTATCAATAATATTAATTGCCATTGTTAATGCATCCACTAAATCATCATTTTTACCATTTGGAAAGAAAGCCAATTCTTTCTTCAATTCATCCATCCCACTTCTTCTAAAGTAAATTCTTCCAGCTTCCAGTAACGTAGCTGCTCTTTGTGCTCTATCTATTTTTGAACGCTTAACATTAACCGGCACAATTGGCAATGCAGTTGTTGTAAGTAATTCAGTAGAAAAAGCTGCCTGATATGAATTTGATTCTACACCAATTTTGATTGGCTTCCATAATTCATCTTTTTCTTTTACTTTTTCAAGTTGTTGGTTAATCCCCAATTTCCCTCTGAATGCATCAAGTATATATATAATTCCATTTTTATCTAAACCAATTGTTACTATTGTAAAATAATCTTTACCAGTTGAGGAAGCTAAATCAATTCCCATATAACGTTTGAGGGATGAAATATCTATATTTGAAAGGTCAAATTCATTATTCATAAACTCTGACTTAAACATTGCATGTTCCTGTGATATAACTTCATTCTGAGTTTGTAAATAGAATAGATATGCTCCTTTATCTTTAAGTTTTTTTGCAAGTTCCTCATATGGATACCGTTCTGGCCAGAGTGATTTTCCAGGAATTCCTTTTTCTTTATCTTCCCATTGAATGATTCCTTGATATCTTCTAAATTTAAAGTCAGTATATTCTTTTAGGTTACTATAAAGGTCATTTTCTCTCCAACGCGTGCCTATCACGTGTATTTCACCATTCGGTTCCAGCATATAATCAATAACACTATCAAAAGTTTCTTTTAAATTATCCATCCTATGTTGTGTATTTGTATTTTCTTTATCCACGATATCATCCAATGCTATTAAATCGAAATGTGCTCCAATTTCTCTTGATTCAATTCCACATGCTGTAAATGTTGGAGCCCTATTGGCAGATGAATGTTTTCTATTCTTGACATTAAAAGCTCTTCTAGACCACAAATCTCCCTTTTGTTCCCCAAATGTATCAATTAATTTCTCGTTAGATGATAGTTGGTACATTATCTTATCTGAAACTTCCATTGCTTTATCTTCTTTAATTGTCATATATAACATTCTAATATCTGGATTCACCAATATCTTCCATATTAAATAAGCAATTAAAGTAGTCGTTTTCCCATGCGATCTAGGAGCTAATAAAACAGTCTTTTTGTTATTAACCATAAAATCGAACCATTCTTTATGAAAATCTGTGCATTCCCAATTTAAAATATCTTTCATGAAAGCTGATGGGTCTAATGAATATTTAAGATATTTAATATGTTGCTGAAATTTAGACATCTGGCTCAATTACTAAAGTTAGATAATTTGGCTTAATTATAACTCCGGACTTAATTACATGAGTTTTCAATTGATAAACACCAACCTCAGACAAGTCACCATCTTATATAGTATAATAACATTGACCATTTGTTGGATTTGAAATAATGCATTGACCGGAGAATAATATCTCACCACCATTTATATTATTTACGGCATATAACCACACCGT